AGGGTTGCTGAACTTAAGATTGACAAACCTGACGCAGTAGCATCCGACGCAATTATTAGTCTATAATGTCATTTCAACTAGCATCCGTCAACAAACAATTCAACACTGAATCCGAAAGTTTTCAGAGGTCTTTTAGACTGACACATAAGACAGATCCTATCTTCTCTCATCAGTTTGATGGTAGTTCAAGCACGAATGTGCTACTAGGTGCAGATACGTTTGTTATAAAAAATCACTTCTATGTGACAGGTGAAGAACTAACCTATGACACTCAGGGCAATACTGCCATAGGTATAGATCACACGAGTAGTGGTATAGGTGCAGAGACTTCTCTTCCATCGTCAGTATTTGTTATCAAAGTTGATGAAGATAGATTCAAACTTGCTGCAACAAAACCATTTGCCATAGCAAATGATCCCATAGGTTTGACAACTGTGGGTGTAGGTACAACACACAGATTTACAGCACAAAAATTAGATACGAAGTGCATTGTATCAATTGACAATGTAATACAATCACCAATTATCAATACTGGCACTGCGACTACAACAGAGAATACAATGTTGAATCGTGAGGTAAGATTTTCTGATATAAGGGGGTTCGGACAGTATGATCTAGTACAGATAGGTAACGAGATACTGAGAATACAAGTTATAGGGTTTGGTACGATGCCAAATAATGTTCTGCTTGACAGGGCATGGTTAGGTACGTTTGAAGAACCACATACAGGCAATGCCACGGTCACAAGATTGAAGGGTGACTATCAGATAAGAAAAGACAGAATACACTTTGCAGATGTTCCTTTTGGAGGCACAAGACAGACTGTAGGTGTATCATCTGCATCTGTAGATGTTGGTGCCAGTGTGTTTACTGCATTGACAGAGGTATTCGAGACAGGTACACAAGTCAAACTAAGATCTATCACACCACCTTCACCTTTAGTAGGAAACAGAGATTATTATATTATCAAAAACGCAACTAACAACTTCTCTTTTGCTGACTCAAAAGGTGATGCTGTTACTGGTATTGGTATTACACTGACTTCAGCAGGTATAGGAACACACAATCTCCTTGTTGCTGATGTTGTGGAAGGTAGCGAATTTCAGGGCAGAGCGTTTATAAGGTCTGACTATTCAGGTAACTTCTTACTAGATGATTTGTCTGATGGTTTTACTGGCATAGCAAAGACCTTTACTATGAAGAGTGGTGGTTCTAATATCACTGGTATAACATCTGACTTTGGTGTGGTCTTGCTCAACAATACATTCCAGAAACCAGAGACAGACTATGAATACGTGTCATCGACTGGTATCACATCTATAAGATTTACAGGTAATGCTATATCAGGTCAGACTGAGACATACAGCAGCTCAGATGTAAACGCAAATAGATTACCTAGAAGAGGTATCATATCTGGTCTTGGTAATACTCAAGGTATAGGATATCAACCACTGCAAACAGGTTTTGGAACTGCTGTTGTATCTGGTTTTGGTACTATAACTGTTGCAATGGGATTCACAGGTTCAGGATACAGAGGAGCAGGCACACAGTTCAAGGTGCATGTCAGAGGTGGTAATCCTACCACTGGTGCTGCAGGCACATTCTCTATACAGGATGGAAATATAAAGAAAGTCTTTATGGATGGTACGCCAGGTGCAGGTTACACACATACAAATGTGCCACAACTTGTATTTGACTCACCTTATGGTTATGATGATATAAAACTTGTCAGTGCTAATACTGGTATAGGAGCGTCGATAACAATCGTAGTCAGTGCTGCTGGTAGTGTGTCAGAACCTGTTCTTACAAATACAGGTTATGGATATACAGTGGGTGAGACTTTGACTATTCAGGGTATACCATCAAGAGAACCACATATACCTGCTCAGTTTACTGTCACATCAACATCTGACGATAAGTTTGCAGGTTGGGCACTAGGTAAATTCCAAATACTAGATGACTTCTCAGATGAGTTCAATGGAAGTAAAACACAGTTTACACTTACTGAGAATGGCACTGCTGTTAGTATTGAGAAACCTAATGGTAATCCTATAAGTCTAGATGACGTGTTGTTGATCTTTATCAACGACGTATTACAGAAACCTGGCGTTGCATATAACTTCACAGGTGGAACACAAATAAGATTTACAGAACCACCTGCTGATGGATCCTCTTTACAGGTGTTGTTCTATCGTGGCACTGATGCTGACGTGGGAACTGCAGAAGCAATTGAAACTATAATGAAGGGTGATACTATAACAATCAATACACCACCTGAAAACAAAGCAATACTGACACAAGACCCTAGAATAATAAGAGAGACTATATCAAGAGATACACTACAAACAACTATCTACAAACAACAGGGTATCACAGATGTCAAGGTGCCTATGAGACCTGTGACATGGAGGAAGCAACAAGATGATAAGATTGTAGATGGTGTAAAAGTCAGTAAGGCAAGAGGTTTGTATGCAGGTCAAGTATTCCCTGCCACTAATATAATTGCTGACGTTGCAAAAACAGATACGTCAGTGTATGCAAGGGGTGGACTTGTAGCATTTACCAAGACAGAAGATCCAAACACCACAAGTTTCGGTGTGCGTATTGTTGACACAAATAAAGACAACACTGGTTTTGGAACTACAGGATTCACAAATCCTTATAAGGAGATAGGTGCTGTCACTGTAGAGGGTGATTATGGTGATGTGATTGGTATTGGTACCACTGCACAAGGCATACAATTTGACTTCTCTATACCAGCTAACTCTGTGCTAAGAGACAATGCGTTTGGTGGTTTCACAGAAACAGGCATAGGAACAGGTGACTACTTTGTTATAAGTAGATCAAATGCAGGTAGCGGTGTCACTGCAAAGTCTAGTAATGGTGCAACAACCGTAGGTATGACTACAGTTGCACTAGATGGTGTGTTCCAAGTAAGTGACATTGCAAGGGTAGGAGCAACTGCAGTTATCAGAGTATCCACCGAGATAGCGTCAGGTCATGGTGTAGATGTAGTTGGACTTGGCACAATCACAGGTAACTTCTTTGGTCACTATAGTTGGGCGAAATTCAACACGGGTGCTGTAGGTTTAGCGTTCACTGCGAACACACTAAACGGACTTACAGGCATAACAACTGCTCCAACAATTCAGAGGACAACAAAATTATTACTGGACTACACATAAATAACAATTACGAGCTAACTTTCGGATTTAAATAATGCCAGCTGTCATAACCGATCAGATTAGAGTTCTAAATGCGACAAACTTTGTTAGTGGTATTTCCACTAGCGACAACAGTTATTACGTTTTCATAGGTTTACCAAACGCAACTTCGGTTGCATCTGATTGGAATACTAACACTCCAGCACCTATCGACAACTTTGACAAGCATGACGACATTTATGACACTCTAATCTCTGCAAAGAAAATCACATCTAATGATGTGCTAAGAGTAATCAAAAAGATTACTTGGTCAAGCGGTACGATATATGAGATGTATCGTCAAGATTATAGTATAAACAATCTGTCTCCACAGACAAGTGCTACTGCTTTATACAATACAAATTATTATGTGATGAACTCAGACTTTAGAGTCTATGAGTGCATATACAATGGTGCAGCACCTTCTAATAGTGGTGCAGGTGTTATATCACTTGAAGAACCAACACATACAGATCTACAACCTAGATTGGAGAGTGATGGATATGTTTGGAAATATCTTTACACCATAAAACCAAGCGATATCATTAAGTTTGACAGTGCAGATTACATCCCTGTGCCTGCTAATTGGTCAACAAATACTGATGTGGTAGATGTCAGGAACGCAGCAGTTGACGGTAAGATAGAGACTATAGTAATTGAAAACGTGACGGGTGCATCCTATGCATTCAATGGAACAAAGAATGGTGTGCCTATAAGAGGTGATGGAGATGGCGGTCTGGCATCTGTCACATTCATCAACGGTCAACCATCTGCAGTTCAGGTAACGAATGGTGGTTCAGGATACTCCTTTGCTACTCTAGACCTTGACTCAGTGGTTACAAATACTGGTACTCCATCGCAGTTCTCAGTTATCATACCACCGCCAGGTGGACATGGTGCTGACATCTATAGAGAACTTGGTGCTAACAAAATACTTGTATATTCTCGTATAGAAAACAGTGATGTTACCAACCCTGACTTCCCTACAGGAAACCAATTTGCTCGTATTGGTATCATAGAGAATCCTCAGGTACATGGTAGTACAAATTTACTTACATCATCATCTGCGTCAGGTGTGTATGGATTACGATTAGCAGGTGCAGCAACTACAAGTTTGGTTGTGTCTCCTGATGCAAGCGTGACACAAAATGTAGGTGTCGGATCTACTGCAATAGGTAAGATTATTGGATATGATGCTGTGACTAAAACATTGCAGTATTGGCAAGACAGATCCGTTGCTACTAATGACTCCTCAGGCAATGTACCCACCTTCGGATACAAACTAA